AGGGCGAAACGGAGATCCCCGTTCGCAAAGTGAATCGCACCGTGGCCAGCTACCTGGTGCGCAAAGGATTCGCCTATCGCATCTCGAAAGCGCTCATCAAGATGCGCGAACAGGCCGAAGAAGCCACACATGCCCTGATCTCCTACGTCATCGACGGCCCGCTAGGCGTAGGCAACTTGCTTCCCTTCTCAAAACCGCGCTGCTACGGCGACAAACTCCACTACGAGACCGCAATGGCCGGCGACGGCAACTGGATCGACGGCTACACCCCGCGGCGCAGGATTTACGTCTCCTCGAGGAGTTTATTTTCCAACCAGGTACTGCCGGCGGCGCGGATCGAGGCGCGAGTGTGAGCACCCTGGCGCGGCCCATCCGGGAGTATTCGCAAATGGAGGCGGAAGCCATGCGGCATCCCGAGTTAAGCCCGCGCGAAATCGAAACCCTGCAGCTTGCAGCGGACGGCGAAACCTGCGCAAGCACCGCCCAACTGTTGGGACTAGCCGAAGGAACCGTGAAACACTTTCGTCACAGTGCGCTGCTGAAACTGGGTGCCGACCACGCCGCCCATGGCGTTGCTCAAGCACTACGACGCGGCCTGATTAAGTAAGTGAGCTTTGCCCTCGGACCCATGCAGGACCCCAAATTAGAATCGGCGATCCAGTTAGCCAAGCGGCTCGGCACCTACAACAAGATCGATCGCTCCCTGCAGTACCAGGGCGACTACTCGCCGAAATCCTTGCTGCACAATGATGACCTGGCCTTCCAGAAGCTCCGCAAGATGGAGCAGCAGAAATTCCGGCACCACATCATTGTGATCCTCGTGGCTGCAGCCGTAGCGAGAGCGCCCGAGATCATCGCCTTCCTCAAACAGCTATTCTGATGAACCCCACCGAACAAACCTCCGCGCAGAACTTTGTTCCCTACGCCCCGTTCGAGATCCTGGTGATCAACCCCGATCGCTTTCTTCGAATGCGCGGCATGGTGACGAAAATGCGCCGCGCCCGCTCAAAATACTCAGCGCACTCGGGCGCGATGTGCGAAGCCTGCATCCTCGGCAAACATCTTGAGTGTGCCGGCTGCAGGTGTCTAGAAGATTTTCATTCCGCATGAACGTCGCCCTCTACGCCCGCGTCTCGACCGACAAGTGTGAGCTCTGCGGCAAAAATCCTTCCTCTCACAGCGACGCCTCTCACCAGTTCCGCGGCCAGGATCCAGAAGTTCAACTCCGGGAGCTGCGCGACTGGGCCGCAGCCAACAAACACACGATCGTCGAGGAGTACGTCGACCGCGGCGTCTCCGGAACCAAAGCATCCCGCCCTCAACTCGATCGCCTGATGGCGGACGCGACCAAAGGCTTGCGTGATATCGATCTGCTGGCCGTCTGGAGACTGGATCGACTGGGACGCTCGGTGCACCACCTATACACGGTCGTAGGGGAGCTGCGCGACGCGAAGGTGGAATTTATCAGCGTAAGCGACAAGTTTGATGTCACCTCGGCAATGGGCCAGGTGATCTTTGGGATCCTCGCGCTCTTTGCTGCTTTCGAACGAAACATCATTGCCGAGCGAACCCGCGACGGGCTGAAGAAGGCGCGCGCGGAGGGCCATGTGCCCGGCCGGCGCATCGATCCAGAGAAGGGGCCGAGTCGAACGACCCGCTACCGGCAACGCATCGGCGCCCGAAGTTTGTCAGCAGCCGCACGTAAATCGGCCTGAAAAGTGTTTCCCTCTCATACCTTTGGACACGCAACCCGTTCCCAAACGACCGAAAGGAAACATCAACAACTTACGAGGGATTGGAAACACAAATCCGGGCGAAAAATGGATAGTTTGACCCTCTAAGTGATTGATTCTATATGGACCTAGCTAGAATGAAAGAGCGCATCCTGATCTGGCTCGCATGGCGGACGCCGCGCAGCCTGGTCTATTGGTGCTCGATCCGCCTGATAGCTCACGCCACCGTGGGCCGGTATTCCGACCAGGTCGTTCCCGAGCTCCTCGCGATGGATGCGCTCAAGCGCTGGAGCGACAAAGATTCCGTCAGGTGGAACCCGTACAACAAAGTCGTCCAGGACCATCGCGACGGCACGATCCACCACGAGCGCACCAACGCAGAGCGCAAACTGCGGAGCTTGCCGGTTCCGTGGACCAGTTCCGTCGGTCACAGCGAAGTGCTCGATCCACCCCAGTTCTGATTTCCCCACAGATGCACGGTCAATTTCCAGTTAGTTCTCAGTCAATCAAAAACTCTCACCATTCCATCGGAGGCAACACCATGAAGTCGCGTTTCACTACTGTTTTCGCAACTCTAACTCTGCTGCTCGCGACAGCCGCGGCTTTTGGCCAGGCTCTCTCGAACCCGAAATATCCAGCCAACGCGAACGGTCGCGTCATGGCGGATGAATTCGGCAGATGGCAGTTGCAGTCGCAGACCGGGATTTCTTCCGGCGCGCAGACTGTGACGCTGAATGGCTGCTACGTCAAGGTCGGCACGGCTTACGAAGAGGTCTACCCGATCGCGACCAACACGCCGCTGCTGATCACCGACGGCGCCAATACCGAAACCGTCACTCCGACTGCGGTCACGCAGCCGACGCCGGTTACCGGGCCATCGACCATCAGCCCCTTTAACTGCTCGTTCACCGCGACGTTCTCGAACTCCCACGTCAACCCGGGCTTCTCGATCAGCGCCGCGGACAACGGACTCGAAGCGGCCATCAACTACGCCATCTCCAAAGGTTTCGGCGTAGTCACAATCGAGCAGAGCTCCTACATCACCAACACGATGTTGTCGACCGCGCAGGTCTATCCGACGGTGCAGATCGAGGATCTCCGCGCCGGCGCGCTGCAATACTGGAATCCGCAGCCAACCAGCGCGCTAACGACATCGACAGGCGCTCCGGCTGTTCGCGTCGGTTCGGCTTCTGGCTGTACGGGTTCGAACACCGTTTGCGATACCTCGATCACCGTGGCCTCGGGCGGCTTCACCAACGCGGCGCAGTACGTCTGGGTCGCTTACGTGGATGTGATGGGCGGAGTGAGCCAGGCCTCGGCCACGGCGCACTACACCTCAGCCGGCGCGGTCCAGATTGAATTCCTGGCGCCCGCGGCTGCCACCGGTCAAGTCGGCTGGATCTTCGGCGTCGGCCTTTCCTATGCCACCGCCTACTGGTTCCCGGCGAGCTCGGCGTATTGCACGCTGACCACGATCGAGACCGTCACCCCGGCCTGTGCCCTCGCGAATACCGCTTACAATCAGAGCGCCTCGAACGCTTTCGTCTCGAAGCCTCTGACCACATTCGCGCTGTATCCGGTGGCCGGCGGACTCGCGAACACTTACAACCCGAACATCCAGAACCACACCACGTTCGCCTACGTGCCCTCGCAGAGGCCTTCTCTTGGCTTCCAGACGGAATATGCGGCCTTCACGGCAACCCCGGCGCTTACCGCTTCCCAGTTGGGAGTGCTTGGAACCGTGGTGCTGCCGACTGGCTACCTGAACTTCCTGCCGCGCGACATCGAAATCCACGGCAAGTTCAACTACACCCCGACCACGGGCGGCACCGCTCCGGAAGTGCTGGTCGAAGTTGGCGACATCACCGACTTCACCACCGGCACCCCGAAAGCGCTCTGCACCGAGCTCGAAGTCCACTCGACCACCACTGTGGCCTATTCGGTTGACTTCACCTGCACCCTGCAGACTCAGGCCACGGGCACCACTGGCTCGATTCAACCGGGCGGATTCCTGATCGACGCTGCAGAAGCCGGCGGAACATTAGGGATAGCTACCTCGGAGCAGGACACGGGCGCAATCACCGCGGACGTGCAGGACCAGGACTTGCTCTATGTCGTGTTCTCGCAGACCACCTCTGCGGAAACGACTGGTCCCACGCTACAGAAGCTCACCATCAACCAAATCAACTAAGGCGGGCCTCCGATGGTTATGCCGTTCGACATGACTCCGGGCGGACCTGCCTCTGCCGCAACCTCGGCACCAGGCGGAGCTCCGTCCGGAGTCTCTCCCGATCCAAACAACTCGGCAAAGATACCTGAAGCGCAGGCCGGCTACATGGAACTGGCCGGCGCGCAGAAGGATGGCGGCTGCTCGAAAGTAGACGTCCAGGGCGGAGTCTCGCTCGATCTCGGCTGCTGCAACTTCTTCGAGCCGCAGGATGAGTCGGTCGACTCCTTCCGCTGCGGAGAATGCAAGTACGGCTCCGAGGCTCAGGACAAGAGCGAGCAGGCGGACACCAGTGGGATGACGACGCAGGAGTCGCCGGCGGCCGATCATCCCCTGCAGCAGTTGCGGGCGAAGCCGCGTAGGATGGCGGGATGATTTCGGGTACGCCAGTTAGGGACGCTCTCGCTGATCTCTTGCGATCATTCGAGGATCGCGGCGTTAGGCCCATTCGCCTAAAGCTGACCACGGCTCAATTCGCGGCCCTAGTGAAAGACGCCTGTGCGGTGGGAAGTGAGATTACGATTCTCCCTCCGGACGATGATCGGCGCGTCACGTTTATGGGGGTTCCGATTGAGTTGCTCGACGGGGTAATAGTGGGATGAGCGACCTAAGCACCAGGAATATGTCGAACCGCGAAGCGCTCCGCTATCACCTGGAGCAGTGCGAGCCGACATCCACAGCCGAAGCGCATCTCAAGAACGCGCTCAAGGCGGTGCTCGAAGAACTAGAACGGGCCGCACACCTGCCTCCGCCGCTGAATCGTAAGTTCTGAGTTTCGATGAAGAAAACTTGGAAAGTCTTCCGGGCTCTCGATCCACTCGATCTTGAGAGAATATTGAATCTACTCGAGAACAAAGGCTACGAAATCTTCTCAGTCCTCGTCACTGCGCTCGATGAGCACAAGCCAGGCGGCGAAGGCTGTGTCGGTAGGTTTGAAATTGTCGCGTGGCGGAAGTGACCGACGCCAACTCCATCCAGAACCTCACCATGGAAGCCACTTCGAAAGATCACCCGCTCCGCAAGCTGAGAGCAAAGCCGAAGCACGGCCTCAGCGACGCGGCGAAGGACTTCAAAGCGAAGGGCACGGAAGGCACGCTCACGGCAGCCGCGCACAAAGCAGGTTATGGCTCAGCGCTCGACTTCGCGCGCCACGTAAAAGGCGAACCCGATGCGTCCACCAAGATGAAGCGGAAAGCGCAGTGGGCGCTGAACATGAACAAGTGATCGCATGCCAGCTAGTGAAGTCATGCCGAAGTTCAAAGCAGGCCAACTGCACTCCGGCTCGAAGAATGGCCCGCTGGTGACGAACCCCGCGCAAGCGATCGCTATCGCAGCCAGCGAAGCCGACGCCGCCAAACACGGCAAGACCGAGTACCAGGATCACCCGCTCAACAAACTGCGCGCCAAGCCTCGCCGCATGTAACTCTGGGAGAATGTAAATGACGGAACCCACCACCAGACAATCGAACCCGAAGCGCACAGTCGTTGCCATAGCCGCGGCCGGCGGCGCGCTTGCGCTGATCAGCGCGTCGAAGTTCGCCAAGTACGTCGAGATCACCGAATGCCCGCCGGAAGGCACCAGTGACACCTACGCGCCGCAAGGGCTGATCCTCACGCTGCCCGACGATGGCTACGTCACGCAGTACGGGTTGCCTCCTGGTCTGATCTGGTCGATCGGCGACAACTCCTGGCGGTCAAAGGCAGGTGTGGCGGCGCCGGCGATGACGGATCCGGCTGGGAACTCGATTCCTGCCACGCCTTACGCAAAGCTGGTGAGCGCAACCTCGACCGCCACAAACGTCCAAGTGACGGAATGGTCGTAGCGAAAACATCACCGACGCCGCAGGAGCTCGCGGACCTGGTCACCGAGGCGGTGAACTCGGTGAACGACTTGTACGGTCGAAGGATGCTCTTCGCACTGCCAAAGCCGAACTGGAAGCCGCGACGCGAGGTAACGATCAAGCTCGTTCCCAAACCGGAGACTAAGGCATGAAGTGGCCTTTCGTATCCCGCGCGCGCTTCGAGGACCGCGAACAGCAGATCCTTGAACTCAAGAAAGAACTGGCCGAGACCAAGCTCGCGCATGCCCGCGTGGTGGATGAGATCAACTTCCGCTCGACCGGCTTCCACCTGGACCCGCGCTTCGCACAGAAACCGGATGACTCTGCGGCGACGACGCCGGCAGCCGCGCCCGAGGAACTGACCGGAATCAGCAAAGTGATCGCTGAAGTCGGGACGCGCCCGAGCGCCATCCGCAAACACATCGAGCTGACCTCGATGTCACAGATGGAGAAGGCGGAGCGAGAAGCCGCGGCCGGGCACGAAGCCATGCTGCGGGCTGAAGCAGCGAAGCGACTCGAAGAGGTACTCGATAAGAGCAGAACCCCGGCGACGGCCTAGGAGACTTTCACATGGCGAAGAAGAACAAGAAGTTTCACAACATCTCGATCGAACCGAAAGCCGGCACGCATTACCAAGTGCGGCACAACCCGGTCATGGACTCGGGGGAGAAGGGCGAGATCGCGATGCCCACGGGCGACGACGAGAAGAACGAGAAACTCTTCTCCCACGGCGACAGGGCCGACCTGCACAAGCACATCGACAACCTGATGGACGCCCACGAAGGCAAAGGCGGCTCGATGGACATGGAAGGCGGAGAGCCCACCGAACCGGTTCCTCCCAGCCACCCGCTGCATCAGTTGCGCCGGAAGTCCTAGTTCAAGAGAACGCTCGCCATGTGGACCGTTCTGTTTGATCCCGCGCATCCGGAGCACGACACCATCGGCCCGGATGAAGCGGTGTATCGCAAGGGTTTGGTGCGGAGACCAGCACGCTCTTTACATGACACAGTCGTCCAGATAACGCCGAGTTCTGGACCCAACACTGGGCCGCACCAATTCATTTTCTAATGGGTCTCACCCCACAACCTAACGGGCTTTTCTCGAAGCCTCCGATCGATCCCAGCCAATACAAGCAGTCGGCGGAGCCTGCCCGCTCGAATCCCGCCCGCGGCAAGATCCAGGAGCGGCTCGACGCCATGGGGTTGAAGTCGGACGTGTGTCGCAACCTGATCACCATCCGGCGGGAGCTCAAAGAGAGCTGGGCGATTCAGCGCCGCATGAAGATCCGCGACACGCTGAAGGCGATCGAGTATTCGAAAGACAACCAGTTCGTCATCCTCGATCCCTACACCAACTCCTATTACAACCCGTTCATGTCGTCGACCTTCTCCGGAGGCCTGGCCGATGCGAACAACGCCGCCAACCTGGCGAACCTCTACCAGTATTCCCACAACTACATCCAGTTCCTCGAAGGCGTTTACGTCTCCGTCCTGAAAGCCTCGATTCCGCGCGTGGAGTGGTGGCCCGACAACGCCGAAGACGATCTCGACAACCGCGCCGCCGAGACCCGGAGCCGCGCGGCTCGCATGATCGGCCGGCAAAACAACGAAAGCCAGATGCTAGAGCAGCAGCTCAAGGCTTTCTTCTACGCCGGCAGCTACTTCCGCCACACGCGCTGGACGATGGATGAGCGGCTGTGCGAGCCGGTCTATGAAGACGTCATCGACTGGCGAGCGCAGCAAGTCGTTCCCCACCGCTATTCCTGCCCAAACTGCGGCACCGACAACCCGACCGAAATCACGGGCGATATGCAGGAGCCCGCGGGAACCACCTGTGCCGGCTGTGGCGCGCCTCTCGGCTCGCAACACTTCTTCCCTGGCATCACCGCGAACATGCCAGTGGTGACCGGAAAAAAGAAGGTTGTTAAAGGGCAAGTCCAGCAATCGATCTTCCACGTGCTGCAGGTCGATGCGATGCCCATGGCGCGGGCCGACAGCGCCTACCCGCTGCTGAATACGCCGCTGATCGATCTGGAGTGTGAAATCTTTTCTGGTGCGTTGCGCGGCATGTACCCGGACGCCTGGGACCTGGTCAAGAAAGGCGCCGACTCGACTTCACCAGAGGGGGAAACGGAGCGGATTGCGCGTATGCGCGCTCTTTCCCCCAGCATTCAGCGCGGCATCATCACGCCGCAGCAACTCCCCACCTATCACCGCACGTTCTACCAGCCCGATTCCTACGACTACCTCGACAACCGGGACGATGCGAAGAAGATGCACGACGCTTTCCCGGAAGGATTGTGCCTCGCCACTCTCGGCGACGATCCGCTCGACGGCCGCAAGTGCGCCATGCACAAGGAATGGAGTTGGGCCGGACTCCGCACCGATCTCGGACTCTACCCGCCCTCGCGCGTCCAGCCGGCCATGCCGATTCAGGACGAGATCAACGACAACGAGAACACGCTGCAGGAGTATTGCGATCGCATCGCCTGCGGCCCGCTGATCTACAACATGAAGCTGGTGGGCAGCCAGTTGAACAATCAACATCTCCCGCCCGGCCGCATGCTCGGCATCCCGATGTCGAAAGACGACGGGCGCTCGATGAATGACGTCTTCATGCAACTGAAGACGGAAATCTCCGGTGAAGTCTTCAAACGATCGGAATCGCTGAAGATGGCGATCCAACTCCTGACCCGCATCGTTCCCCAGACCTACGGCGGCACTCAGAAAGACATCGACACCGCCAAGGGCCAGGAGCAAGCCCTGCGCGTCGCCATGGGCGTGCTGTGGGGCGATTGGGACCAGATCCGGCAGGAAACCGCGCACGCCTCGATGTTGAGCGTCGACTGCTTCGCGCAAAACGCCGTTGACGACGTCTACGACGTGATCCAGGACGAAGACTCACCCGACTTTAGGAACGCTCCCATCCGCCTCGCCGATCTCGCCGGCAAAGCCCACGCCCACCCCGAAGCCGACCAGGCTTACCCGATGGGCTTCGAACAACAACGCGATCTCTACATGAAGATGATCGAGTTCGTGCTCTCGCGCGGCAAAGAGAACCCGATATTGATGGAGATTCTGAACAACTACCAGAATCGCCGGCAGATGATCCGCTACCTCGGGCCTCCCGACATGCAGTTGCCGGAAGAGGACGCGCGGCGCTGGGTGCAGACCGATGTGGCGAAGCTGATCGAGCAAGAGCCGGTACCGGTGGACATGCCGAATCCCCTTGTCCCGGGCGGCCCACCGATCCAGATCAAGCAGTGCAGCGTGCAGCCGAACCCAGACCTCCTCAAAGATTACTGGGACCAGGCGATCGAAGTTGTGGTGGTGTACGGCCTCAAGGAGGGCGGCCAGTTGCTGAAGGACTTCCCAGAAGGCTTCGACAACCTGATGCTTTATCTCGAGAAGCTGCGCGAGATGCAGCAGGCCGCGATGGCGCCGCCGATGCCCGGACCAGGTGGAGGAGGCGCGACGGCCGGTCCGGATGCGCCGAACGCGCCGGGACCGCCCGCAGGAGCGCCAACACCAGGGCCAGTGCCACCCCAGCCCGGCGCCGGACCAGCACCAATGTCGATCATGTGATGCGCCATGCCTGACAAAGACAAGAAGCAAATCCGTAAGACGCAGTGGACGCTGAACATGAACGGCATGGTGTGGAGCCCTGCCCCACTCCGCGTCGCGCACGGACTGATTCGCACCTATGGCCGCGTCTCAATCGTGAATTTGCCCGCGCCACTGCCCGGCCGAATCGAGTTCAACAAGCACCCCGCGCTCGATGCGTGGAGTGACGGGCAACTGAAGAAAGCCTAAAGCACCACACCCAAAGCACAACCCAAAGGACAATCCCATGAACTTACTCATCAGCAAGTTGTTGCACTGGTTTCTCTACAGCGGTACGTTGTTTTTCGCCGCTGGGGCTGTAGCTGACCCAGCGCCGGCAGCCGCACCAAGCGCTCCCGCTTCCTCGCCCGATCCAGCACCGGCAGCAGCGCCGGCCGCCGAACCCGCAGCGCCTGCAGCAGCACCGGCCGCGCCATCGCTCTCTGAGATTGTGTCGAAGGCCGCCGCCGACGCGGAGAAATCTCTTACCAAGCCCGCTGCAGAAGTGAAGCCGGCCGCGGCAACGCCCACCGAGACGAAACCTGCGGTTGCTGAACCGCCCAAGACCGAAGGCGAGACGAAACCCGCAGCGGCTGAGACGAAGCCCGCGGCCGAGCCGAACCCACTCGACAAGATGGGTCCGCTGCCCGCCGAGAAGATCGCCGCCGCGCTCACCGACGCGCCCGCCGCCGTGCAGGAATTCCTCAAGGAGAAAGGCCTGTCGGTCGAAACCCTGACCGCGAACGCTCGCCTGGCCGCGCAGACCGCGCAATTCCTCGAACGTGTGCCGAGCCTAGAAGCGCTCGATGTGGCGCTGCAGGGCAACGCAAACTTCCAGCTCCTCGAAACCCAACTGCCCGCCGTGCAGACGGTGCAGGACTTCGACAAGTTCATGATGGAGACCCTGGTTCCGATGTCGTTCATCCGGGACGAGAAAGGCCAACCGATTCCGGATCCTGATATTCCGGGCGCGTTCAAAAACGACGGATCCATCGGCAAGTTGATCGATTACTCCGCGGCTGTGCGCGACCAGAAGATCGTCGAACTCGCCGACATGATGTTGAAAGCCGCGACGACGGACGAAGACAAAGCCTTCGCCACTGACCTGAAGGGAGCCGCGGAATTTCTCGGCAACTTCATTAAAGGCGGCTACAAGAAACCGGGCGCAGACGGAACGGCCGACGTCGCCAAACTGCCGAAGGACGTGCAGGAGAAACTCGCTCGCGCCGACAAGATCGAGAAAGAGTCCAAGGAACGCGACGCCAAGACCACCCAGGCCGCGCTCGATCAGAAGGAAGAGCGGATCATCAGCCAGACCGACAAGTACGTGGCCCCGATTATCAAGGACTTCCTCGACAAAACCGCGCTCTCGGCGGAGTTGAAGACTTTAGTGGCAGAAACCGTTTGGTCGAAGCTGGTCGGCCAGATGGTGAACAACAATCTCTACCAGCAACAGCGCGATCTTCTGTCTCCCAATGCTCCTGATTACGAGCAGCGGCGAGTGGCCCTCAACAAACAGTACATGGCGGAGAGAGTCGTCAAGATTCTCGAAACCGTCGTCGGGCAGATCGGCGCACCAGTCGTCGACGCGAACAAAGCCCGACAAGACAAAATCGACTCACAGTCGACGGCAAGCGCGATGGAACCGCGTACCACCGGAACCACCGTGCAGACTCACCCGGCAGCGACCTCTTCTGAAGACATCGGCAAGAAGGCGCTCGACATGGCGCGGGCCAAGAACCCGAACGCGGAAGTCGGAAGCCGGGAGTACTGGGAAGCAATCACCCAGTTGAAGAAGCTGCCCACGGCTGTGTGAGGCCTGAAGCCCTGCGCGGAGCCGGTACTCTGCGCCCACCCACAACGGAGAAAACCTCATGTCCACTTTAGATGTATTTCAGATGCTGAACCTGACGCTGGAGGGCGTGCAGGAGCAGATCCCGGCCGTGCTGATCACCGCCGACACCCTGGCTTCGCGCTTCACCAACACCCGCGCGACCCGTGTTTCGAATCGTTTGTTCCGTATCGTCGAGAAGATCGCGATGGCGGGCGGCGATTCCCGCTACGTGAACCCGGACGGCGGCGCAGCGCCTCTCGGCAGCGCCCCGCAGTGGATCGCCGGCGGCGTGACCCCGACCGGTATTTCGGTTGCCACCAACTGGACCGAAGAAGTGGCCCTGATCGGCGAGAAGGTCGCCGGCGTGGCCATCGCCAACGTGGTCAACGAAGCCCTCGCGGACTTGACCGAGATGCACAAGAACTGGCTCGACATCGGCCTCCACACCGATGGCACCGGCAATCTTGCGACTCTCGCCGCGGCTCCTGCAAACGGAACCGCCACGCTCAACACGATGCCCTTCGGCGCCCGCAACATCGAAATCGGGCAGACCGTTGACATCGTCAACCCGGCCGGCAACCTGACCCGCGGCTCGCTCACTCTGCAAAACAAAGTGGCGTTCATCGGCAGCCAGAACAGCTTCGCCTACACGGGCGCTGCTCCGGCGGGATCCGCCGCCAACGACATCGTTCGCTACGGCGGCCTGACCGATGGCACCCCGGTCTGGATCAACGGGTTGCGCTACCTGGTCAGCTACTCGACTCAGGGCAACCTGCACGGCATCAACCGGGCCACCACACCCCAAGTCGTCGCCAACGGCTTCGACATGGGCGGAAACCCGATCACCCGCTCGGCCATCATGTTGCTGAAGCTTCAGCGCAACGCTCGCGTCAAGAAAGCCGCGATGAAGGGCACCTTCTGGTACACGCACGAAACCCAGGTGAACTCGCTGAAGGAAATCGGCTACGACATGGAATACATCCCGCTGCAAGGTGGGAAGGCCGATGGGTTCGATCCGTTCTTCCGCGGGGCGGTGTCGCTCGAAGGCGAGCTGATCGTCGAAGGGCAGCATGCCGATCAGCAAGCGTGGTACATGATCGTGCCCGACAGCTTCGGACGGGTGAAGTTCGCCGATCCGTATTGGCTGCAGTTCTTCGGGCAGAGGGTGTATTCCACCTACAACGCGGGTGGAACGCCGAACCTGCAGTACGCCTCGTGCCTTGTCGATTTCAAGCAATTCTATCTCGACAACGCCGCGGCGCAGGGCGTCATCACCGGCAACGGAGTGCCCGCCGGCAGCGCCTACGGGTACTAAAACGAAGCCACACCACCGGGGCGGTAGCGATGCCGCCCCGGTATTTCTTTCGTGGAGCGCTTCGAAGATGCAGTGAGTGAGTTAGCAGATTTCTTGGGGGAGGGTCTACCTTCTCGCTTCTCTGCATCTTCTAAGCTCCCCATCAATCCCATCCCATGAAAACCTCGATCAAACGCCCCCTCTGGCGCGACAACGAATTTCCGCCAAACTGCCGGTGCACGGACGATGTGTACAAGTTCCTGCGCGACGTCGGCGGCCGCAATCCCTACGGCGAGAACAACTATCTCGCGGTCATCGCTTCGGAAGTTCGCTTCCTGCAGGGCGCGGAGTTCTTCGACTATCCCGAGGAAGTGGACGGACGCGACTGTGGGCGCCTCGAATTCGACGCAGAGACGGAAATTGTCCCGGTCTCGACCAAGATTCCGGGCACGCGCGGCCACGAAGAAACGATTCTGGTCGAGAAGCCGCGCGGGATGCACGTTTCAAACCCACACCTGCGGATCGTGAAAGAGATGCGCTGGGTCGAGCGCTGGCCGCTGCTAGAAGGCTGGGTGCTCTTGCGCTGGGAGCCAGGCGCCGGCGGTTGCTCGCGCGAGTGGTGGGAATCGTGGAAGGTTCCCGGCACCAACCTCGATTGCCTCGGCCCGTGGCCCGAGAAAGGGATGTACTGGACGTTCTGCGAAGGCATCGACCTGGCAACGAAGTCGATGACTTATGCGACCTTCGACAAACTCCCGTCGCATTCCTGGATGGAGCGCGCGATCGCGCAGTTTGAATACAACCGGAACAAACCGGATCACATTGCCGATCCAAGCTTCCGTATGCTCGCGGCGCTCAGTGAGTGGCGCGACCGGAAAAAGAAAGCCCTGCAGAAACAGCGCGAGGAGAACATCGCGCGCTTCGCCGAGATCACGAAGCCGATTCTGCTGGGCACAAGTTTAGAGGCGGGACGGATCCGGGAGGATCTCGCGAAACGGATCGAGGCTAGGACCGGGAAGTCGATCGGGCACGTCGGGAACTAATCTTTTCTCCGGAAATCGGCGGCGGCCATCAGGTCGCGGAATGAATACGGCATTTCGGGTATCGGATAGAAGTCCTGCGGATGCGGGTTCTCGACACACTCCCCGTTGAACTTGAACCACTCTTTTACCTCATGTAACTCAGCTTCCGAGACGACCTTGAAAATCCACTCCACAAATTGCCTGTCGCTCAGGGAGTTCATCTCCTCTGTGTCGAGACACTGGTTCATGACCAGAGCTACGGTTTTTGCGGGATTGTTGACGTCTGGCTCTGAGTGCGTCGCGTGGAGAATGAGCGTTCGCGGTGACTCTTGCCCGTCGCTGCCATACATCGCGCTCACGGAGAAGTCCCAACCCTTTTTGTATCTGATCCGCGCCAACAGCGCGCTGAGCCGACGTTCCACACGCATGCCCAAAAGTTTAGCACCACACTCGCGCCGTCCCAAGCACGTCGACGCCGCCTAAAGGAGCAACACAATGGCAGTCACCCACTCACCGGACTACGTGGAAGCAATGGTTAGTCCACAAGCACCCCGAGGCAAACTCAGTCAGAACCCGCAACTTGCGCCCGCCGAACGCGAGCGCCTTGAAATCTATGAGGAGACCTGGCGCGACCTGGAGATGCGTGGATTCAAGCACGCCTCGGTCATCCGCTTCGCTCCGTGGAGCCTGACGCTTGACGGCGCCGTGCACTCAACCACCCCACGGCTTTACGGCGTTCCGATCGAACCGGATAGCTGGAAAGAGCATCAGCCGCGGCTGAGATTCGCCAACGGCCTCTCGATTCCCTACACCCACTACGTCTGCTCCGTCCCGCACATCTCCGTGGGCACGCGCTTCCGCGGTAAAGGCGAAGCCGACTCTTACGCTGAAATCCGGGCGAGCGTGGCGCTGCCGATCGATCTGGCGCGCGACATGGCCCACCAGCAAAACAGTTACAAGTCGCAGGGCGGCATCGTGGTCTACGAAGGCGCGAATCTGCCACAAAGCGCCGATGGCACCTGGCTCGACAACGGTAAGGGCAATCCCCTGACGGGGTGGCTCACCAAAGACGAGCGGGCCGATTCGATCGAAGCCGCGTGCACGGCGGGTTTCGACCGCCTTCTCACCCACATGAAGGCCTGCATGGATCAGGCCACGAGCGCGCACCGCAGCGGCTCGAAAGAGGAACTGCGCGAGGTCCGTGGCAACCGCTACCGCCAGTGCGTGCAGTACCTGGTCAACGTGGGAGTGGTCGCAAAGCCACCCAGTTGGTTCGACGAGCGATTCAGCGCGAACAACATCACTCGTACCGCCGAGTGTCCGATGTGCGCCGCGGAGGTGAACGCCCGATCCGTGAAGTGTGGCGGGTGCGGTTACATCATTGACCCCTTCAAGGCTTACGGCCACCTCTACACCATCGAAACTGAAGGTGGATTGCTGACCGCGCGGCGCATGACCAAGGAGCAGTTGAAGACGCTCGGATTGCACAACGTCAAGCCGCTCGACGAGCACCTCGAAGAGTTGAGCAAAGCCAGCGCGAAGGGCAGCAAGAAAGACAAAGACAAAGAGCAGAAAGAGCAGAAAGAACAGAAAGCCGACGAATAGATGCCGCTGATCAAAAGTGTGGCCCTGCGCTGCCAGACGATGCTGGCAGCGGCCTACGGTTCGAAGTCGAGCTACGCCGATTACGACTACATCATCAAGTGGATCGGCATCATCTCGACCGACGTTAACAACCGTTTCCAGGCGCTCGGGCTGAACTTTGATACCCAGGTGGTGGTGTTGACCGCAGTTCCGGCCAACACCATCAACCTGGCAGCGTACCAGGCCGATGGCGGCCCACTCGCGAACCTGGTCATGCCGGACTCAACCGACGGCTCATCCCCGGTTGAGTGGCGCATCACCGGGCAGGATGACCTCAGTTGGAATTCCGTGCCGATGGTCGGCAAGGTTGTCGACACCAATACTTCGACCGTGCCCGGGCAGGTGGCGTCGGAATCGCAGTCGGTCGATTCCTACGAGTGGCGCGCCGGCCTGATCTGGATCAGTCCCTGCAATCAGATCGTCGATCTCCGCGTCCGGGGAGACTTTCTTCCGAACTTCGCCTCCGACGACGCGGCGAGTTTCGTGAAGGGCGCGATCAACATTTTCGCCTACTGGGCCTGCGAAGCCATCAGCGGCGTTGCACCGGGCGGCGAAGCAAGCGAAGTCCATATGTGGTTTGAGAAGGCGGCGGAGAAGGCGGACAACGACTTCGTCTGCATGCTCGCCAAGGCGCAGATGTCAGAACCAGTGCGACTCGGCGGCCGCCGGACGCAGTGGCCCGGGCCGGTCGGTATGGGGCCGTTCACGCCGCCGGTCGTTGGCTAAAGATCACAACTTTTGTAAAGGGGAACACACACCATGTCGGTCAAACTCACTTACGTTGGCACTGAAGTAGAGAAGCGAAAGCCGAATCTGCCGAAGCTGCCGAAGTTTATGCGGTTCCTTCTCGCGCCCTTTCTCAACTGCATCATCATGGCCGCGAACACCCTAACCTGGCTTTCGAACCAGCGCGCCGCCGGCGAGAACGTCGTCTACAAAATCTACAGCGTCGCTCTTTCAGGAAGCTACACCCAGGGCGGCGCGATCGGCGTCAAAGGCGAAGTGCTCAACTTCCAGACGCCGCTCAATCCCGGCTACGGCGCGCGCACCAAGCTGCCCGGCGTCCTGGGCCTGCCGAACTCCACCGGCGGAACGACTGCCAACACGGATGCACTGCCTGCGAGCTCGGCTTTTGAAGTTCCGCCAGTCTATGGCTACGAATTTCAGATCGAGCAGAACGCCGTAAACCCGACGAACGCGAACTACATCATGCGCATCTTTTCGACGGGCGGCACCGAACTCGCAAGCGGCCTCTATTCAAGCGTAGCGGCAGATCTGGTTGCCGTCGGCGCGCAGCCCATCATCATCAAGGTCCGCGTTCCCGCGAAATACAACTGAGGCCTCACCGATGCGCCCAGTTGTGATCCCACCCAACCGGCTGGCGCGCCCGGATCGCGGGCGCTTCAGCCGCCACTTCCCTACTTTCCTGGGGCTCGTGGTGTTTCTGCTGCTCTGCTGTGTTCCTCGATAACTAAATGGATTTCACCGGCTACGTTCCCTTCCCCGACAAAGAGTTGGGTGGAGGTGCGGATTACGACGATCCGACGCAGATCCCCATGGGACTTGCTCCGATCTGCCGCAACATGCGTTTTCGCAAGCGCAGCGTGCGTGTGCGCGACGGCTACTCCCACACCATGTCCTACGAGATCGAGCCGTCGACGCCGAGTGTCCCTCCGTTCGACATGACGGGCGTCGAAGCGCTCGACGTGCTGGTGAATAACCCGCAGCAATTGGTGATCGCCTTCGACACCAACGGAGATTTGCTGCAGGAGACACCGGTGGGCAGCGGGACGATGGTTCCCCTGACCGTTCCGATTCCATTGCCGACCGGCGCCTCGATGCAGACGGCGAAGGCCTACAACCGCATCTACATGGCGTTCTCAAATCTCTTGAGCGCGCTTGGCCCGCCGCAGGTCATCGACGGGCCGACTGGAGTCGTCAGCCCGGTTTCACAGAATCCCATCGGGGCCATCTGGACGCCAGGAACCTACTACCTGGTCGGGGATGTGGTCAGAACCTCGCAGAATCCCTCGCGCTGGTTCCGCTGCATCATCCCCGGAGCCGCGGGGAATATCGAGCCAACATGGCCCACGCTCGATGGCTATGCGGTGGTCGCCGGCCCTCATCCAGTCGCGAACATTATTTCCGTGAAAGGTGGGGGAGGGATTGGCAATCCCATCGCCACGGTAAGCAGTACCGCCGGTATGTTCGTCGGGGACAGCATCACGGTCGCCGGCTGTAGCGCATCAGCCTTTAACGGCACATGGATTATTCGCGCGATCGGCACAAACACGATCACATGGACCCAAGCCGTTGGCTTTGGAACTCTCTCGGGCACGGGCGGCACCATGACGGACACCACCTCCGGATCGCCTGGCTCGGTGCCCGCGGCGGCCACTGATCCGAATGGCCCGTCGCAATGGGTGGAGTGGACTCCGGGCGCGGCGCAATTCGTTCCCCAACCCGAAGCCCCTGAACTGGTGATCAGCGTCAAGGGTCAGGCAGGCGCGCCGGCGGGTTTGATTCCATCCGGCCAAGACGTGTACGTCGCGTTCGCCTATCAGAATGCGCTCGGGGAAAGCCAGTGGACCCAGCCCATCGTTTACGAGAACAGCGTCGCCGCCGACATCATCGAAGTCTTTTTCCAGCAGGAGAATGAAAATCCGGGGCCGACAGTTCCCGCCGCCTATGGCGCCGCCGGCTACGGCGGCCCGCGCATGCCGCAATGGCTGATCTCGGTTCTTGGGCTCACTGATCCCGTTGTGAAGTGGCCGAACCTGAATTGCCTGAACGTGTATGTCGCGGCAGTGGCTCACGGCGATGCCGCGCCCACCCAGTTTTATCAGTACGCAAGCGGCGCCCCGGTCTATGAGCCGGTTGTCATCTCTTCGATCCCCAATAGCGGCACGTTGTTCACCTCGCGCGGCACTCCGACCGCGGGCCTGACGAAGCTGCCTTTCATTGGCTCCGCGGGACCGCGTTATCTGGCAGTCGAGCGCGTAGACCTGAACGACAGCCTGGTCCCGATCGATCCCGGCAGCCCGCTGCTATTTAACTTCCTCTCCTCGATCGCCGAGAGCGGCACCGCGAACATCACCTTCATCCAGCGTGCGGCCAATAGTGTCGTCACCTGCACCGTAGACCTGCTGGCCGGATTCGCGCAGGGCTCGCAGGTCATCATCGCCGGCGTCACCAACAGCGATTTCGATGGCACTTTCACCCTGACCGGCGTGTCTCCGAATCAATACGGCGGCGCCACTCTGATCTGGACGCAGACCGGGGTCACCACGGTAGAAGCTTCTGCAGGTGGGACCGCGACGAGCGCGAGCGGGGCTTCCGCCTTCGTGACCCCGCAGGATCTGATTGCCTCGATCAACCGGGCGTCGAACGTGGTCACGGCAGTGGTGAATTCCCTCCAGGGACTCACGGTTGGAGCGGAGATCAGTGTTGCCGGCGTCGAAGGGACAGCCACCAACTTTAACGGCGGCCCCTTCACCATCACCGCCGTCACGCCGAACCTGGGTGGCGGGGGAACAATTACCTGGGCCGAGAGCGGCACCGACGACACTGGCACCGGCTACACCGGAGTAGGAGTCGTTGTGCCTACCGGCGCCGGCGTTGGCACCAACCTGTCGGAGATCATCACCTATATCGCCCGCCAGAACAACCAGGGAGCGGCCGCGTTTTGCGGCGGGACTCAGCCCACCACGCCTCCAGCGGGGTTCGTAGTTGGCGCGATTATCACCATCGCGGGTGTGACTGACACTTCTTTTAACGGCACCTTCAAGATTACCGGCACCCTCTCAAATGTTGGATTCGTACCGAACCCCACCGGAGGCGCACCGCTTCCTCCAGGCTGGGGAATTTTATGGCAGCAGGTTGGGTCCAACGTAGATGTTGAGGGAGCGGGCGGCGGCACGATCACCCTGGTCAGCGGCGGCGGCCCACAGCAGGGCCAAGGCAACATCACCGCGATTGCGCGCTCAAGTGACGTAGTCACAGCAACGCTCGACAACACGGCCAACTTTATCGTGGGCGCAGAGGTGCAGGTCAACAATGTCACCGACCCCACCTACGATGGAACATTTGTACTGACCTCGGTCACAAGCACCCAGTTGCAGTGGTCGCAGACGGGACCGAATAGCAGTTCCAGTGGTGGAGAGGTAACCCAAACCTCCGGCGGGATCGTACAGCCCACGCCAGTCGCAGTTTTGCCGCCGGGCGGACCATTCATCGCGGAGGACATCGCGGCCTGGAGCGTAGAAGGCGGAGTGCAGGCCGGACCCTTCAGTTATATCCCGGCACAAGATCCGGTGACCCCGTTTTCGGCGACCATCCAGTCGATCGGCGCGGTCAATGGCGCGGTTACGGCGCTCTTATCCTCGACCAGCGGCCTGCAGGCGGGCGACACAATCCAGGTCTCGGGCACACCGAACGGCTGGTTTGACGGCGTATTTGTGCTCGCGCAGGTCAACCAGAACACCGTTGAGTGGGCCGGCGTTGGGCCGGGCACAGGGTATGCCGGCGGCACCGTCAGCCTGGTTCCCACCCAGCCGACCGACGCGATGGGACAGAACAACCCCGTATCCATCACCAGTCTCAGCCGCCTCGCGAGCGGCATCGTCTCGGCGCAGATTACCGACGTCGCAAACCTTGAGCCCGGAATGCGGATCCAGGTGGTGGGCACGGCGGACCCAAGTTTTGTTGGACAGTTTGTCGTGCTCTCGGTCAGTCAGAATCAACTTCCCGGCTCGACGACGCCGCTTGCCGGAACGGCGACCTGGCAATCTTCGACACTCTCCGCAGCCAGCACTACCGGCGGACTCTTGGTGGGGTTGCCGGGCATCATCCTTGATGCGATCGACAACGATTTAGCCAACGCGGCCGACGTCACCCCGCAGCTATCAACCATTCCCGCCCCGAGCTGCGTCAACATTTTCTTTTCTGAATCGCTGAACATGCTGGTCTACACCATCGGCCAGGATTCAAGCCACTACTTCTCAAACCCCGGCGACGCGGCGAACATCGCAAGCCCCGGCGGGATCCTCGGCGTCGCGGAATCAAACGGCCAGCGCACGCGCGGTTTTATCGAGACCATCTCCGGCGAGCTGATTTCCCTGAAAGAAAAAAGCGGCTACGAAATCACGGTCGGCTCGAGCACGCCGAATGAGTGGGGAGTTTCACGGCGCTGGTTCGGGCATGGCCCTTGCGGTCCGCGAGCCTGGGATGCGGCCGACGACTTCATCGTTTATTTCGACGAAGATTCCGGACTGTATCGCTACCACCAGGGCGTCGCCATGCAGGTGGGACAGGAAAAGCAAGGCACCTGGGACCGGCTGAACAAAAGCGCCAGCGCGCAGGTCTGCGTTTCGATCGACAATGTGCGCAAGGAAATCCATGTCGCGCTGCCGCTCGACGGCGCAACCGTTCCCAATCACGATCTGGTCCTGAACTACTTCAATGGCTGGGAAGAACCGCTGATGCTCACCATGACCGGGGAGTTGATGCCGAATCCCCACGGTCGGCGCTGGTCCGACAACGACGGCGCCGCCTCGGGCGGTTCCTTCCGGCTCGTGAAGGTGATCCAGCGAAAACTCCCGTCTCCGCCGAGTCCGATCATCGTGCATCGCCAGGTGGTGTTCTGCTTGAGCGGAGTTGCCCAGGCAGAAGGCGCGACCGGCTATATCGACATGAGCGTGCCGGAACAAATGGAAGACAACAGCGCCGCAATTCAGGCGCAGTACCAGCCAGCCTTCGCCCAGTCGCCCGAACTTCAGACGTTGATCTGGGACAAGATGAAGGCGCGCGCGCTAGGGCTCGGAAACCTCAACCCTCTCTGCATCACGCCGGTGACCGAAGACCCGAACGCCGATCTGGCCGCGGTCACGCTCGACCTGTCGGACGGTCTGCCGGACTCGCGAGTGCTGGGCCTGTCCGAGGAGGTGAATGAGCTTTTCAGTGTGCTCTACACCAACGAGGATCCTGACACGGGGCTCGCGATCGCGGGCGCCGGCTTCGAACTGCATCGCAGCGTGAAGTACGGCAAGGTCCGGACCGCGGGCACGCCGGAAGATCAGGGATCGAGCTAGATGAGACGTATTGTTCTCCGATTCGCGTGCGCCGCTTTGGTGATCGCGGCTGTAACCGCGGTCATAGCCACCGCACCGCCCAGCGCGTTCGGCGACGAGCAAACTTTGCGCGAAACCATTTACATGAGTCGAAGTTGCGAGAGCGGCTGGTATCTCGAAAGCCGCGACGGCAATCGCATCGTGATGGCCTGCGACATTTACAGCGACGAGAAATGAGCAGCACTCCCTACTTCACGAGCCGGCAGCGCGTGAGCTTCACGCGCCCGAACCCGAGCTACCAGGCGGCGGCGCATGGCAACCCGAACGAACTACTGCGCGCCTTCCGTAGTCTCGGCGCCCGACTCTCTCAAGTCGAAACCCGAGTGGGTGGGGGAACGATCAGCCTGAAGTCGTCTTCGCCCGTGAGTAGCCCGCCGCCGGCGGCGACGGTTGCGGCGAGCACAAAGCCCGGCGTCTTCATCGTGCAGATCACGAACCCGGAATTCGCCGGCAAGGGAAATCAGCCGCACACGCCGATTCAGCACCGCCTGCGCTTTTCCTCGACGGCGGACTTCGCCGTGCCGGATACGCTGCCGATCGGGCAGCAGACCTATTACGAGGTCTCGAAGTATGGCACCGGCCAGAGGAAATGGGTCTCGCTCGATTCGAGTTTTGACGGAATCAATTTCAACCAGTCACAGGTTCTAGGACCTTTCGTCTCGTGAGCGCAGAGATCAGATGGCGGCCTTACCGGGAATCAGATCTCGGCGTAGCGCTCGAGCTCAAGCAAGAGCAGGACAATGTGCTCGGTCAACCGATGGATTTCTGCGACCTCACGAAACACCCGGTTTTACTCGCTGAAGTCGGGATGAGTGAAGGACGGGTGATCGGCGTGCACACGCTCGAAGCCGTGCCCGAGTATTGCATGTTCTCGCGCGACCCGAGATTTACCGCCGCCGCGATGGCGCGGGCGCCGCTGGTCTCGGGGATGCTGATGGAACACGGGTTTCGCTCGATTCGTTGTTTCGTGCCGGAGTGGCTCGGCCACGATACCAAGAGAATCACCGAAGCGCTTCAGGCCGTGCAGTGTCCGGTGCAAGGGCAGATTCGTCACTTTGAGGAGCGCGCCGGCTTGCGCCACATGGCGCTCGATCTCCGGATAAGGTCCTAATCCCATGCCGCAAAGACCAGGAAGTTCGCAACAGACGGCCAACAACACTTACGGCACCCAGGCCACTCAGTCCTACAACAATGCGCAGGGGGACCTCACCCAAGCGAGTACGGACCAGGCCAATTTGCGCTCGGGGAAGATGGTCGGAGCCGACCCCTACCTCAACCCGCAGTACCTCGCAGCGGTCAACAAACTCCGTTCCGGAGCGCTCGATCAACAGAACAACGCCGCCGACGCGCAGATCCGTTCGAACCAGGTGCGGACCGGCGGAGAGAACTCAACCGCGACCAACGGAGCAATCTCGAATCTGGCGCTGCAGAAGATGCGCCTGGGGAATCAGTTAGGGGCGGAACAAACCGCGGGCGACTGGACGAAGAATATCGGCTACCAGTTGAACCTGGCGCAGCAACCGCTGCAGGCGGCGGGACTGCAAACCGGACTGTATTCGACGGCGCAGAGAGGCCAATCGTCCGCGCTGAACGATCTGACGCAGGAAGACCTGGCCAACATGCAGCTCGCGGCTTCGGCAATCTCGGCGACGGGCGGAGCGGCCGGAGGAGCAGCATGTCCCGCCGAAGGTTCCCTCTACCTGATGGCGGACGGCAGCGAGAAGCCGGTCGAGAGCCTAGCGATCGGAGATCGAATCGCGGGCCTCGACGACGAAGCGCAGGAGATCGAGGGAATTCAGTCGAGCTACCACCCGTGTATCCGGGTGGTCACAGAAAACGGCTGCCGGACGCGCAATTCGTGGACGCATGCGTTTGCCTCGCCGGGCGACAGCTTCACGCTCGCCCTTGAATCGTTTGGCATGTTTGTGATGACGGCGCTCGGCCCGAGCAGGGTAATCCGCGTCGAACCGGCGGGAGTGGCCCGGGTCTTCAGCGTTTTAACTAAAGGATCACACAGCTACCGGGCGGACGGAGTCTGGGCTTACGGAGTCGGCCATGTGGCCAGCGATGAAGCCTGCGAGCGATTAATGAAAGAGCGAGCGCTGGCAGTGGAGGTGGGAGGCTAGAATGGGCGGCTTCATCGTTCCACCAATGCCGGCGGAGTTGGTTGCGGCGCTGAAACGCCAGACTGCCCCTCCCGGCGCACCGCTTGGAGCAGGGCTTCCGGTAGCCGGCAGGCCGCCCATGGCATCCCCCGTCGTGGCGCAACCGCCGACGGGACAGCCTCTCCCTGCAGCCAGTACAAATCTCGGGCCAACTGGCGCGAACGTCGCGCCCGCGACGCCGGGAAAAGTTCCTCCAGTCACCGACGATCCCTCCGTACCGAAAGGTCCGGCCGCAACAGGTTCAACCGATGACCTTGAGAGTCGCGGCATGCTCTCGCGGATCAGCCCGCAGCCGGCCGCGCAACCCGCCGCGCCGGCCATGCCGAAGAGTCCCGACCTGGCGTCGTATCTGAATCCGGCACTGAAGCAGTATCAATCTGATCTTTCCGGCTACCAGCAAGCGGACCAGGCGAACCGGCTCGATCCGCAGCAACTGCGGCCCAAATGGTGGGAGCGGCTCGCGGGTTTCGCACTCGGAGCCACGCAACTCAAGGATCCATCGAACGCCGGCAATGTCGCGAGCGAAGTGACCAACCGGCGGCTGAACGAGGCGACCGCAAACCGTGAACGAGCGCTCGCGCCGTGGACCCAGCGACTGCAGATGGACAAGGAAGGCACGCCACTCGCGGAGGCGGCCGAGCGAACCGCGCACGAACAAGGGCAGCTCGACATCGAGCGCTACAACGCCATCACAAACTCCGAATACAAAGACGCGATCGAGAAGGTACGCGACGAAGTCGCCAAGGGAAACATCGAGAAGGCTCAGGACCTGCTCGACGAGAAACAAAAAGAACTGGAAGAGAAGAAAACCCGCGACGCCGAGTGGTACGAGATGCAGCACGCGATGATCGACATCCGCAAGCAGCTCGCGGACGCGCGCGACCGGCAGGTCGATAAAGGCAACAAAGCCAAGCCCTCCCAGTCGGTCGCGATCGAGTCGAGGAAAGCCACGGCGTTGCAAAAAGCAAAGACCGCCTACGACCGAGAAACCGAACTGGCGGGGAGTGACCCGGAGGCGCGCAAAACCGCCGAGGACAATTTCAAACAGGCCCAGCAAGACGCCCAGGACGCTTACGAAGCGGAGATCAACGCCGCCGGCGGCGAAGCCACACATCAGGACGTGGAATCGTGGCGCGGAAATGGCGCGAAGCCGGGAACGCAATCGGCCGCGGCTCCTCCTGCATCAAGCGCTGCGCCAGGACCAGCCGCGAAACCTGCCGCCAAACAAGATGAAGGTGTTCCCACGGCGATGGGACCGAAGGGTGAGACGCCGGCGAAGACCGCGTCGGACGGCAAGACCAAGATCGGCTACTACAAATCAACCGGGCAGTGGATGCTCGTACCTCAATCTCAAGGAGCGAAATAGTTTATGGATTTCCTCGGCAAAGCAGTTAAATTCCAGCACCGGATCGCGACCGGCCACGCCCGACTGAGACCGGGCAGCGCGGGGCAAGCAACCCGTCACCACATCCCCGTTCCCACCAAACTCGAAGTGGTGGACGCGATCGTTCTCCTCGAGGTCCACGTCGAAGGCGAGGACTTCCCGCGCGTGTCGCTGCTCTACCCCACAGGGAAGGCCATGAACGGCGCGGACTACCAGAACTCGATCGCGATCGCGCACGACGTTCCCCACGCAAGCCACGATGAGGCAGAGGAAATCCTCTGGGAAGAGTTGAGTGATTCAGAGAACTCGGCTCGACTGCTGCAAGCCCTCGATGCGTCCCGCGCCCAACTCGACGCCGAACGCCGCGAGAACGAACTACTGCGCGCGAAGTGGGAAGCGAGCACCGAAGGCACAGACGAGAAACTGCAGAAGATGGCCGACGAAGGAACGAAAAGCTCGGACGGAGTGATCGCCGCCCTTGAGTCTGCCGCGGCCGCCGACGACGCCTCCGAACCGCAGCAAGGACAGGCAAACGAAGCCAGTCAAGGCAGCGACTAGCTAAACCGTGGGTCTCAGCACCGCCATCCCTGCTCCCCCCAAAGGATTCGTCCTCGAGGACGAAGGAGCTGCTCCTGCGTCTATTCCTGCCCCGCCGAAAGGGTTCATGCTCGACGCCGACAGCGACCAGGCTCCGGTCACAATGAACCAGCGCCGGCCGAGTTGGAGTGGAAATATGCCCGCCGCGGCGCCGCCAGAGCCTTCGCTTTGGAAACGTGGCGCTGGAGTCGTTGCCGGGGCTCTTTCCGGAGATCTCGGCTACGAAAGCGGCACGCCCGTCGCCGCAACGCCGTCGGTAAAGACCACCAAGCACCTGGAGCAGGTAACCACACCCGGGGAGCGACTTCCCGGCGCTTTGGGACTGGCGAGCGATGCCGCGGAAGCCGCTTCGCCCATTATCGGAAAGGCGGCGCTCGAAGCCGGAGCCGCAGTCGAGGAAGCCCCAACCGTGGGCAGCGCTATTTACCGCGCAGTCACCAGCCCCATGGTCAAAGGTATGGGAGAAGGCTACGTCGCCAGCAAAGCGGTAGAAAAGGGAGCCGAAGCGCTCCACGCGCGCCCTGAAGTGCAGGAGTCCGCATCGAACCTCGCCTGGCTCCTGCCGATGTTGCTCCACGCAGGCCTACGCCCAGAGATCCAGACCGGCCACAACGTCGAAACCGGCAACCCGGCCGGCCAGGTCACCATGCGGGGAGGCGTCGGCGGCGGTATCGAGATCACCCCAACCGAAGTCATTCTCAAGGGTGGGACGACGGCGAATCCGAAAGAGATCAGGATCCCGCGGACGCCGCGAGGTGGACCGCTGGCCACACAGGGACCGACGATCGAGGGGCAAACCGTTCCTCCGCCGTCACCCGCGCCTCCGCCGGGAGCACCTGCGCCACCGCTGCCCATGCACGAAATCACCGCCCAGGATGTAGCCGAAGTGGGAGATGTGATCGCCAAGCTGCCGCAGGAGATGCGCGCCCAGGCTACGCTTGAAACCCACGCCAAGCTCGCCGAATTGCTCCTGCAGCAAGGAAAGTTTGTCGGGCCAGACGGCAAGATACGAATCATCTCGAACCAGAAGCAGGCCGAGAGTCTCGCCCAGAAATACATCAACGAAGAAATCGGACGCCAGGATGCGCAAGCCAAAAAAGCAGCAAGCGAACCAGTTCCCGCCCCTCCCGCCGGATTTACGCTCGACGAAAATCCGCAGACTGCGACGGCAGCGGCCGCAACAGCAGAAGAATCTCCAAAGTTCCAAAAAGGCGATCGAGTAGTACTGCCCGACGGCCGCGAAGGCACGATCGCGCACGCACACCCGCGGATGAACATCACGCGAGTCGTCACGGATGCTGGCGAACGAGTGTCGATCGGAGCGGCAAAATTGAAAGCGGCTGGCGCGCCCGCACCGGGGCTGGGGAGCGCCGAAGGACCCTCGACCCCAGCCCCAACTCCCGGAGTAGAATCAGCCAATGCAGGCGCAAGTAACATTGCACCTCAACCCGAAGCTGTCGCGGCGCCGACGGCGAAGCCTGCTGAAACTCCTCCGGCAAATGGTGCTGGCGGTCCTCAAAACGCGATCGAGTCCACAACGAAAGAGGAAGCCTCCAAGGGTCAAATCATCTTCGCGCGTCACGGCGCAACCAAGCTCGACAAAGCGGGCGCGAACGAAACCGTAGCCGGCTGGACCGACGAACCGATCGACGAGCGCGGGAAAGCAGCCGCCGCAAAACTCGCCGACGATCTAAAAGACGCCGGCGCAACCACCATCGTCACCTCCGATCTTCCACGCGCGAAACAAACTGCAGAGATCGTCGGCAAGAAACTCGGCATTCCCGTCACCGAAGATTCCCGCCTGCGCCCGCAGCACGTTCCGGAAACCGAAGGCCTGAAAGTTGGCGAGGCCACGCCGATATGGGAAGGCTACGAGAACGATCCGGACAAGAAACCGGAAGGCGGCGAGAGTTGGAACGAGGCGCGCACCCGGCAAGACGCGGCGCTCGCAGACGTGAACGCGATGGTAGCAAAGGGTGAAAAGCCGATCATTGTGACCCACTCCCGCAATCTGGAAATGGAACTCGGGGAGCGGCCGAAGCCGGGCGGATTCATCACCAAGGGGCTGGGAGAAAAAGGCGGGGCAAATGAACCGGGAAAGGTAGAATCCGCACATGGCGAAGCTCACGCACCTGCAGATCATCGACCTACAAATGGAAGCCCTGTTGCCGGATCTGCGCCGGGATCTGGCGAGCCGGCTGGGCGTCCCGGTGAATCAGTTGAGCATCTCGGACAAGGAACTGTTGCGGGTGATGAAGGAGTCGCCGGAGGCGTTGTTCCCGGACGTGGGCCCGGAGCATTAGAATCGGGCGATGAGCTTCCATCAGGAATTCGACCTCAAGAAGCTACTCACGCCGGAGTCGTTGGAGAACATGGAGCAGCACAGCCCGGTCGAGATCAACTACGATCCGGAGCGGCGAGTCCTGCAAATCTTCCAGCGACCGCAACCAAGTACAAATTCGGTAGCACCCAAGCCAACATCCCCGCCGAGAGTGAAGCCGCCAAAGCCCTAGAATCAGCCCGCGCGCGCATCTCGGACTCTGACCTCGCCGGCAAGGGAAAAGAAATTGGGGAAGGCGGCAATCACGTCACCGTCCGCTACGGCATCAAGGGTGACGACACTGAAGGCGTCCGCAAGTTCCTCTCCGAACAATCCCCGTTCGAAGCGACTCTAGGCAAGACCGAGAAATTCCCCGTCAGTGAACACAGCGAAGGCGCAGCGCCGATCATCGCGCCGATCGAAGCCCCGGAACTGCATCGGCTGAACGCCGAGCTCGAGAAGCACGGCGAATTCGCGGAACCCTCATTCAAGGAATACAAACCGCACGCGACCATCGCCTACGTGGATCCAGAAAAGGCCGATCGCTACGTGGGGATGAGCGTCACCGAAGGCAAGAAATTCACCGTCGACGAAGTCGCCATCACCGACAAGCAGGGCCAGCAGCAGGTGGTGAAGCTTGAGGGAAAGAAGCCAGAGCCGCGGCGGGAAGCCTGGCGCAGCAAGCCGGTGGAAGCGAAGCCGGAGACGCCGGCAGCACGCAAGGATGAATTCTCGCAGGCGGACTACAAGAAGCAAAAAGCCGCTCTGACTCGTGCCCTGAACCTTCCAGGTGAAGACGATCGGAGACAGGCTGTCGTCGCGGCCGCAACGAAAGCGGTGAGTGAATGGGGAAACAACGCTTGGCCTGATGACTGGAGCCGATGGCAGCGAGCGCTCGGGGATGTCGGAGTACATACCGACCTGGAGGATCTAAAACCGAAAGAGAAGGAGATCCCCGGCGGATTCAAAAAGGGAGAATTCGTCTACCACGAGGGCCGGCGAGTCAAGGTTGAAGGCGACGCAACGCTCGTGATGAAGCCGGTCTGGCCGCCGGGTGCCGCCGTCACTCGACAAGAAGGAGTTGAAATTCGCGATCAGCAGGGCGGTATCCGTGTAGTGAAACCCGGAGAACTGTCTCGTGAGCCGCAGGAGAAAACGCTCAAGCCTGTCACCCCGCAGATCGTCCCGGAGAAGAAGTCCGAGACCGGTCACGTCTTGCCGAGTTTCGTGACTCACGGCCTCAGTAAGGGGCAGCCGGAGGAAGCGGCGGCGCCGCAGACCAAACTCTCGCTCGAAGCCGAGTTGAAAGACGCCAGCGATGAGACCCTGGTCGCACACGCAAGGCAAATCAACGCGGCGCTGGCCTCCCCGGGGATCCCAGACAACGCCAAGGCCGCGCTCACCAAGGACCTGAATAAGGTTGAAAAAGAGCAAGCCTACCGAAAAAAGCACCCTTTCACCTTCCGCGGCCAGAGCATCCCAGAGAAAGAAAACCTTGCTCCATCGCCTCCAAAAGGCTTTACAATAGAGCCCGGAGCCGGCCATGAACAGCCCAAGCCTGCCACTGAAGGAAGACGCGAGGTTCCCAGTCCTGCGAGCGGACGCGGAGCGGAACTGGCGCGAGTGGAACCCCAAGCTGGTGAAGTCGCTCGAAAAGAGCAATCAACTGAACCAGCGCCTCGACAGCGCGGCGGAGAACGCAGTCCGAGTGTTTCAGGACGCGGAAAAGAAGGGGTTGAGCCAGGACCAGGCACAGGAACTGGCGAACGAGTATCTGTTCCTGCCGTCGGAGAGCCTGCCGGAGGACGCGGAGCTCGAAGAACAGAAAGCGTAGCCTCCCGCAAGAACGCCGACTGGTTTACTCACCCTGAAGACTTCAGCGTTTCCGCCGGCACCACCCAACGCCTCGCCTGGAACCTGAAAGCCCTCAACATCCTCAAGAAAGTCCTCTCCGGCGAAGCCAAACTCACCGACGAAGACCGGGACGCACTGGCTCATTACGTGGGCTGGGGCGCGCTACCCCATACTTTCCGGCCCTACGATGCGCCCTACGGCGAGCAGAAGAAATGGATTGAAGCCCATCGCCAGTTGCAGGAGTTGATGAGCGAGGATGAGATCACGCGCGCCCGCGCCTCGACCATCAACGCGCATTTCACTTCCCCGCAGATCGTGCGTTTCATGTGGGACGCCGCCAAACGCCTTGGTTTCAGCGGCGGGACGCTGCTTGAGCCTTCGATGGGCAGCGGCAACTTCTTCGGCATGATGCCGAAGGCGATCCGCGGCAAGAGTCAGGCGATCGGCAACGAGCTCGATCCCACCACGTTCAACATCGCCAAGCTGCTTTACCCGTCGGCGAACCTGTTCAACAAGAACTTCGTCGACCTGATGCTGCCGGACAATTCCGTCGACATGGTGATCGGAAACGTTCCCTTCGGCGAAGAAATCTTCGATCCGCACTATCCCAAGCTGAAGGCGCGCATCCACGATTACTTCCTCGTGAAGTCCCTCGACAAGCTCCGCCCGGGCGGCGTGGCGGCGCTGATCTCCTCGACCGGGACGCTCGACAAACCGAACGAGCGGATCCGCGAGGTCATGGCCAACAAGGCCGACCTGATCTTTGCGCTGCGCTTCCCGGCAACGACCTTCGAGAAAACCGCCGGCACGCACGTCACGACCGACCTGCTGATCTTCCAGAAGCGCGCGCCTGGCGTCGAAAGCGAAGGCGAGCCCTTCAAGAAAGTCGTTCCCGTCGAAGCCCCGCACGAGCAGGACGGCGGCAAAGCGACCGACTACCTGAACGAGTATTTCGACAAGCACCCCGAGAACATGCTCGGCAAGCTTGCGATTTCCCGAAGAATGTACGGCTCGAACGACCTCGTCCTGTTGCCGGACAAAGACAAGCCGTTCGATGAGCAACTAAAGGAAGCGCTCGAACGCGTTCCGAAGAACGTCATCGACGATTACAAATCGACGCGCCTCTTCCCTGCCGAGACCCTGAACCTGGCGCCTGAGAACCTGATCGATGGCAACTACTTCCTTGGTCCGGAAGGACAGATTTACCAAAAGAAAAACGGCGCCACTCTACTGAATCCCTTCATCGGAGAAGCCAAGCCGGCAGAAAAAGATCGCATCACGAAACTCATCAAGCTGCGCGACGCGCTCACCGACCTGATGTACACAATGAAGACGGTCCCGAACGACGACATCGGGAACAAACTGGTGGAGCAGAAGCAAAAAGCGTTGCTCTCGAGCTACAAAGCCTACATCGACAAACACGGCCTGGTACGCAGCTCCGCGGCCTCGAACGTCTTCGGTCAGGATCCCTACTACCCGCGCCTGGCTGCACTCGAGCAATTCAACAAGACGACCAAAAAGACCACGCCGGCGGAGATCTTCACGCGCCGCACCATCTTCCCGCGCGAGCAGTTGACCGCGCTGTCGGCGAACACCAAGGACGCGCTGTTTCAGGTGCTGAACGAACGCGGCCGGCCTGACCTCGAGTTCATGGCGCAACTCTCGGGCAAGGAATTGCCGGAGTTAGCGAAAGATCTCGAAGACAAAGGCCTGGTCTACCGGGATCCGGTCGGCGGTGACTACAAGATGGCCGACGACTATCTCTCGGGCTACGTGCGGGATAAGCTCGCCGACGCGAAAGCGGCCGTCGCGCAGGGAAACAAGGAGTACCAGGCCAACGTCGACGCACTCGAAAAGGTCATCCCGGCCGATAAGCCGATCGAGCGCATCGCCGTGCGGCCTGGGGCGACCTGGATCCCGAACGAAGCCACCCAGCACTTTCTCACCAAGTTCCTGAAGCAACCCCACGACGTCAAGGTCACCAACAATTCAGGCACATGGAGCATCGACAACACGAGAGACTCCGCCGAGAACATCAGTCAGTACGGCAATGCGGAATTCTCCGCGACCGACCTGATGGGACTGGCGCTGAACCTGAAGCAGCCGACCTCCTACGATCTGCAGACCTACGTCAACGACGACGGGAAGCAGGCGGAGCGGAAAGTGGTGAACCAGCAACGGACGATCGCCGCGCGCGAACTCCAGGAGAGACTCAGCGACAACTTCTCGAAGTGGATGAAGGATCACGCTGAGTGGTCGCCGAAGCTGGCGCGGCTCTACAACGACAAATACAACAACCTGGTCGCCCCGAAGGCGGACGGTTCCCATCTCACGTTCCCCGGCGCGAATCTCTCAGTCTTGCGCGACAGCCAGTTTATGCCGCACCAGCGGGACGGGATCTGGCGCAACGTTCAGCAGGGCCGTGGCCTGATTGCCCAGGTCGTCGGCGCCGGCAAGACTTACAACATGATCGCGAGCGGTGCGGAGCTGCGCCGGCTGGGGCTTGCCAAGAAGATTCTCTACGCCGTGCCGAACCACCTGGTGGAGCAGTGGGCGCGCGACTGGACGAAGCTCTACCCGGGCGCGAACGTCATGGTGGTGGGGAAAGACGATTTCAGCGCGAAGAACCGCCAGATTGCCATGGCGAAGATGGCGAACAACGATTGGGACGCCATCATCATGCCGCACTCCCATTTCAACCTGATGGACATTTCGGCCGAACGCCAGCGTAAGACGCTCGAAAAAGACCTCGACGAGCTGGAAGAGACGATTCGCGGCATGGAAGCACAAAGCCGCGGCTATCAGGATCGCGGATCCAGCCGGGCGATGAAGCGCTCCGTCAAGCAGATGGAAAAGTCGAAGGCGAACCTCGAGGCCAAGATCGCTTCGCTCGCCAACCTGAAGTCGGACAAGGCCATCAACTTCGACGATACCGGCATCGACACCCTCTTCGTCGACGAGGCTCACGAATATAAGAACTTGCTGTTCTACACCAAGATGCAGCGCGTAGCCGGCCTCGCGCAGGGCAACGCCAAGCGCGCCACGCGGCTGAAGATGAAGACTGACTATCTCCTCGAGCGCAACAATAACCGGGGAGTCTACTTCGCGACCGGCACGCCGGTGCAGAACACCATGGCGGAGATGTACAACATGATCCGCTACGTCGCGCCCGACGTGCTCGAGAAGGCCGGGATCCGCTATTTCGACGACTGGGCCGCCAATTTCGGAAAGATCATCACCGCGATGGAGCTTTCCCCGGACGCCGAGAGCTACAAACCGCGGTCGAAGTTCGCCGAGTTCACCAACGTCCAGGAACTGCAACGGATGTTCAACTCCTTCGCCGACGTGAAGACCAACGAGGATCTGCCGGAGCTGAAAGCGCTACTCCCCAAGATCGAAGGCGGCGGCCCGAAGATCGTCACCGTGAAAAACCCTGATATTGAGCCGATCGTGCGGAATCTGGTTCGTCGTGCGGCGGCGATCCGCGGCGAAGGCGTTCCGGTGCTCGATGACGCGAACAAGCCCGTGATGGAGGAGTACACCGACCCCAAGACCGGCAACGTTGGCAAGCGCGTGAAGATGGAGTACTTCAGCAAGCCGAAGCCCGAGGAAGACAATATGCTCTCGGTCGTCACCGAGGGCCGGCTGGCGGCAACCGACCCGCGGCTGCTGAACCCTTCCGCCTCCGGCCAGTATTCAAAGATTCACGATGTCGTGAAGAACGTGGTGAAGGAATACAAGGACGGCGAAGCCAACAAGGTCACACAGATGATCTTCGCCGATCGCTTCCGCTACACCAACCCGGCCACGAAGAAAGAAGAATTCAACCTCTACCACGAGATCCGCGATCTGCTGGTGAAGCAGGGCATCCCGAAGAATGAGATCGCGATCATCCACGATTACGACAACGCCGACAAGAAGCTGGCCCTTTTCGATGAAGTGAACGAGGGTAAAGTCCGCGTCCTGCTGGGCTCGACACAAAAGATGGGTGCCGGCACCAATGCCCAGCGGAAACTCATCGCCGAGCACCATGTTGATTTCCCCTGGAAGCCGGGCGAGCTCGAGCAGCGCACCGGCCGCATCGAGCGGCAGGGCAACACAAACCCGGTCGTCAGACTCTACTGGTACGCGACCGAGCACTCCTTCGACGCCTACATGGGACAGACGCTCGAGGGGAAAGCGAAATTCATCTGGCAGGCGCTCGCGGGAAAAGATGTGGGTGACACGATCACCGACGCGGCCTCCGACTCGGTCTTGTCTTACGAGGAAATGAAAGCGATCGCTTCCGGCAATCCCGACGTCAAGCGGAAGATGGAGCTCGAGGCGAAGATCCGCAAACAGGAGATCCTCTCTGAACAGCACGATGCGCAGGCCCGTCAGCGCCAGGGATTGATCGAAGCCGAAGAGAATCGCGTCGCGCGCTTCAAGGCGGGAAAAGCGTCGATGGAGCAGGCCGCGGCAAACCACCGCGAGGCCACCGGGCCGGACGGGAAGACGTTCAGTCTCGAGATCCTGGGTGAGAAGTTCGGTGATCGCGCTACAGCGAAAGAATGGCTAGAACAGCAGCCGGTCCCCCTCAGCAACCTGCACCTGAAGCTGAACGGATTGCCGATCATCGTCGAGCCGAAACTGAAGGACGTGAACGCCCTGAAGCCGGGCGGCGACCAGGTCGAATATCTCGAATACCGCGTTCCCTACCCGACCCTCTACCGCTCCTGGGGCGGCGAGGCGCGGGGCGCAGAAGCGATCGAGGGACTGACGAATGGCACCTACACGGCGCCATCCGCGACGCTCGCCTCCGTCGTGCACTCCGCCGAAAGCGTACTGCGGAATCTTTCCGGTTTGATTGAGGAGCTCGACGACGCCATAAAGTTCCGCAAAGACCGCATCGCGCGCCTCGATGAGGTCGCGAAGGAAGACAAGGCTTTCGACACCAAGGAACTCACGGCCGCGCGGCGAGAGTTGCGCGAAGTCAATCAGCGCCTCGGCATTGACGAATTCCAGGCCGCGCTCGAGCAAGAGGTTGCTTCTGACATCGACGCCAGCGCGGACAAGGGCAGCGGCGAGGAAGAACCGGAGGAAGGAGATTCGGTTCTCCGCAATCTGATCAAAGGCGAATCCGGCGAAGCGCGCCCCGGCGAACTAACCCGCGCCGTCGCGGAAGCCGCCGGCACCGTCGGCAACTACGTCCGCGAAGTTGCGCGCGCCACGAAGCTTGCGCGCGATCTGCAGCGCGGCCTCGATACCCTCGACGCTTCCACCCATGCCGACATGCTCCGCGCCAAGGACACGTTCGAGAAGTTGAAGAAACAGGGATTAACGCAGGCATCCGACGCCGCCATCTATGACCACCTCGAGGATCCGGAGAACGTCCCTCTCGATGCGCGCCAGGACGATTGGCTCGACGACGTCGCGCTGCCGCTCGATGAACAGAATGCGGACCTGTATCAAGAACTGACCGACGGCGGCGTGCCAGTCGAGAACTACGTTTCCCGATCGGTGAAGTCGAAAGGCGGGATGCTCGATCGCATCGCGCGCGGCGTGCGCGGCGTGGGCAAGCGCGGCACCCTTTCGACCTCGGCGCCGCAGACCAAAACCCGCACCATGATGGCCATCGAGTCCCCGGACGGCGAGCGCCGCGTAGTCTCGATCAAACAGGGCAAAGCAACGATGTGGGTGAACGGCGAACCGACTGAATTGGGCGAAGTGAAAAACGCCAAGGGCCGCTCTCCGGTTGAAAACGAGACCTTCCCCGAGGGCGAGCCGAATTCCGTGTTCTACGAAAAGGGAAAGATCGTCGAAGGGCCGGACGGATACGACTGGAAAGTGACGCAGGCAACGACCAAGGAGATCGAGGCGAACACGGACCTCGAGTATTACCACTCCGCCTTTGCGTCGCTGCTCTCTTCGAACATTCAACTCAGCCGCGCCGTGCGCGCCATGCGCTTTCTCGATGCCTACAAAGCCTCGCCAGAATTCAAAGAGATTGCCTGGAAGGGACCGGGCAACCCGCCAAAAGGCTGGAAAGCCACTTCCCTGCCCCAGCTCCATGGCTACTACTTCGAGCCCCGCACCGCGGAAGTTCTGAACGACTACGCCGAACGCCTCGACAAGGGCCAGTTTGGAGTGCTCGAAACCGCGCAAAGATTTTTGCGCGCCGCCTATCTGATCAACCCGATCGTCCACCCAACCAACGTCGCAATCTCCTGGGGATTCGAGAAGGGCTTGACCGGTTTCGCGCCGTGGAAATGGAACGTCATCTACAAGAGCGGCAACAAGGCCATTAACGCCGTGCTCACGAAGAATGACGATTTCAAGGCCGCACTCGACGCCGGCGGCGCCCTGCAGTCTCATCGCGAAGACCTGCAGGATGTTCACAAACTATTCTTCGAGCGCATCGCCGAAGGCCTCGACAAAAAAGAATCGTGGGCGATGGAGCTGGCAAAGTCCCTCGGAATCGAGCACGGCAATCTGCTGAACTTACTCCATAAACCCTCATCCATTGCCGCCTGGTTCTCTTCCGACGTGATGTATCTGCAGTCCGCCTATCAGTACCAGATGGAGCACCCCGGAGTCTCGCTCGCCGACGCGCTGAAAGAAGCGGGCCGCATCATCCCGGAATATCGCTTGCCCTCGCGCATCCTGGACCAACGCTGGCTCGCAAAAGCCATGGGGCATCCGATGGTGTCATGGTTTGGCGCTTACCACTACGGACTGCTGAAGAGTTTCGCCGAAGCGGGGAAAGCCGCGCTGGGCGCGCAGGAGCCAACACCGGGCCGCACGAAAGCAGAGGAATCCGGCAAAGGCTGGGACCGCCTGGCGATGCTGGGGTTAATCACCATGGTTCTCTACCCCTTCCTCGACAAGCTCGCGAAAGAGTTGACCGGAGACGAGCATGCGCGGCTGCGTCGCTCCGGACCGGCGGGGCTGGTCGACGCCGCCGTACAGGTGGCTCAGGGCAAGCAGGATGCGAGCTCCGCCATCCAGAAAGTCATTACCCCGTCACCCATCACGAAGGGCGCGGTGGAGCTGGGATTCAATCACGATCTCTTCACCGGCCACCAGATTTACGATCCGCACGCCGACTGGCAAACCCAGGTCGACCAGATTGGACACTTCCTCCAGGGCGACTTCGGCGTCCCCGGGCAATACAAAAAGGCGGAAACCTCAGCACAGAAAAAGCGTTTTTTCTGGCAGCAGGCCGGGGTTCAGTTCGGCAAGAGCCGCGCGGAGAAGGTCGCCGGCGACATCGCCGCGTCGAAAGTCGGAACCGAAGCCGAATCTCCGGAAGATCACGCCAACCGGGTGGAGCGCCGCGAGATCCTCGACCAGCTCCGCCAGGGGAATCGGAAACCCCTGCAGGACGCCGAAGCAAATCACGAGCTCACGCACCGCCAAATTCTGAGCCTGGAGCACCGGGCGCGCCTCGATCCGCTCGAAGACACGGTCCACAACTTCACCATCGGCGAAGTGGAAAAGGTGCTCGAGGCCGCGCGCGACGACAAGGACGACAAAGAGATCAAGATGCTCGAAAAGATTCTGCGCGAGAAGAAAGCGCGCGCCCGCGTCTATGGCTGGCAATCTCGGCCCGCAGCGGCCACCGAAGCCGTTGCCCAATAAGAATTCAGTGACTTCCATGCACCACCTCACCTCGAGACAAGCAAGGACCCTCGACCATGAAGAAAAAGGGCAAAGCACCAAAGCCCAAGCCGCGCAAAGCAAAACGCGCCCCGGAAGACAAGCCACTCAGTAAATACGAGACGCGATTTGTCACCGCATTTGCAGGCAACCAGCGAGAAGCCGCGATCGCTGCCGGATCTCCGCCGAAAAGCGCCGGCGCGATCGGCAACCGGGTGTTTCACCGCCCGAACGTGCAGAAGGCTATCCGGCAGAAGCAGGATGCGTTTCTTGCCGGAGTCGGCGAACAGCAGTCCCGCGGAGTCACGGTCACACGCAACGACATCATCAACCGGCTCGATGATTTATCGCAAACTGCCGACAGCGATTCCACCAGAGTCAGCGCGCTCCGTGAACTGGTGGACATCTTCGGGCTATCCAGCAAGTACTCCGACCACGATCCATTCGCCGGCTGGACGATTGAGGAGCTCGAAGAATTTCACCGCACCGGCCGCTGGCCTGATCGCTATGCCACGGCTCCTGTTGATTCTGTTAATGAAGGTTAGCTCCATCCCGCAGCTTGTGGATTGGCGCGTTCGGCTCGATCCCTGGAAGGCCCATGCGCAAGTGCGCCAAAAGCTCGCGGAGATCTCGCGCTACAAGCCCGCCGAGGATCTCAGCGTGCAAGTGGCCGAGCGCGACGCCAAGGCCGAAGCCGCCACGCGCGATACCTACACCTGGGTGACCGAGCACACCGAAACCTATAACGAACACTGGGTTGAAGAACAGCGGCCGTCACCTTACGAGAAGTTCCCGACATTTGAATATTTCAAAGACCTGTTTCAGATTTTCGACGCCGAGCAGATTACGTGGATCGAGAAGTCTCGCGACCTGATGGTGTCCTGGGCCTGCGTCGCGTATCTGACTCTGCACGCCATGCGCGTGCCTCATCGCGGCGTGCTGTTTCAGACCCAGAAAGACGACAAGGTTATCCAGTTGGTCGAGTACGCGAAGTGCCTCTATCGACGGCAGCCGCAATGGTTGCAGGATGCATATCCTCTGACCAAGCCGATCGATCTGCAGCCGGAACACTCTCTCAGCTTCGCCGCCGGCGGCTATATCGTCGGCATCCCCGGCGGCGCCGACCAGGTCCGCTCCTATCACCCGTGGGGCTACCTGAATGACGAAAGCTCGTTTCAGGCCGACGCCGGCGAGTGCTACAACGAGGCCATTTCCGCCGTGCGCGGCAAGATCATCTTCAACTCGAGCGCCGGGCCTGGCTGGTATGCGGACGCCCGTCGGGGCATCACGAGGAGCGCGGAATACTAGCGATGGCTCGAGCCGAACCAGTGAGTGATGTCAGCAAGGCGCTGGAGCTGACGAAGCACCTGCCGGCACAAGCCGACGTAGAAGTGCGTCCGGGAGAGCGCATCCGCCGCACCGAAGGCGGAATCCCCGTGGTCCGGCTGCACTACTCCGTCCACCCCGAACGAAACCCGGACTTGAATCCAGACTGGAAAAAGGCGGAGCGGAAAAAGTACACGTCGCAAGCCGACTGGGACCGTGAGCAGGACATCATGGATGAAGCCGGCGGCGGAGAATTGGTCTTCGCCGAGATACTCACGACCCACTGGAAAAAGATCGTCATCGAAGATCCGCGCTGGCGGCCTGAACCCGACTGGAAGATGGATGCCGGCTTCGATCATGGCCGCGCCAGCCCCACCGTGATGGAGCGCTGCTACTCGGACTTCGAGGGCACGCACTATTTCTGCGGTGAGTATTACCAGCCGAGCGCCGAGATCTGGGACCACGCGGACAGTCTGCGCGAGATGCCCGACCTCAGAAGGCTCGAGAACTGCTACGCCGATCCGTCGATCTTCCCGCTCAACATTCACGCCAATGTGCCGGTGCGCCGAGGCGAACGAGCCAAATCACTGAGTGAGATTTACGCCGAGAACGGGATCGATTTTCTCTCACCGTTTCATGGAGATCACTCCGATGTGAGCTTCGCGGCGCGCCTGCTCGCGCACTGGGCGAATCTCGACGAGCGCGAACCCACGGTGAAGATCGTTTGCCGGAACTACTCGGAGCGGCCGGTCCACGGAATGCACGGATGGGACTGCCCGAACCTGCTGTGGGAGTTGATGCGCACGCGCCGGGAGTTACTGACCGCCCAGCAACTGCTCACCCGAAACGCTTCCGAAGCCATCGTCCAGAAAGACGATCACGCGCGCGACTGCATGAAGTACCTGCTGCTTTCCTATCCCGAGCCGGCCCGGAAACCCCTGCAGCGCCGCGTCGCCGAGCGCGTCGACAAGCTGTTCAAAGAGAACGACATGACCACCGCGATGCTGGGGCTCTCGAAGATCCAGGACGAAGAACGCGAAAAAGAACCGGGGCAGCCCACCTACTACGGCGGCAACATCCGCCAGCGCCTGGCCGAGGAAGCGCGAAAGGGACGCCGATGACCTGGATGATGAGCAAGATGATGCGAAATCTTTGCCTGTTCGTTGCCGGTCTATTGCTGGCAGCTTCGCTCTCCGCGCCGCTCTCTGGGCAGGTCTCGATCAACACCAACCTGACCACCGGGACGATGACCACCGGCGTCGCGAACCTCTACCGCACGGCCTATCTGCACTTCCAGCTCGTGAACTGCGGCGACAACATCCCGGTCATGCCGGGCCAGTCCAATGCCGTGGTGCAGGATTCTTTCGACCTTCGGCCGGCAACTCCGGGATCCGCGATCGTCGGCCAGATCATCGGCAACGACCAGATCACCTGCGGCAACGTGATCTCGACTTACTACGAAGTCACCGCCATGAAGGACGCCTCCCACCCGCTGCGGGATGGCATCCCTTACGTGATCTGCTCGGCGAGCGCCTCTATCTCGACCTGCGGGAACGCGGCGAGCCTGGGGACGTTCAACATCATCACCGCGGATCCGATGAGCCAGCCGCCGCCGGTGCCGGGCTTCACTGAAATCTACGGCAACCCGTCGAACAGCCAGACGATCAACCAACCGGTCAACGGAATCGCAGGCTGGACCGGGGCGAGCACGTCCTTCAGCCTAACGAACGGCATGAGCCTCGGGCCGGTGCCTTTCTCAGAACTGAGCTTGCTCACCGGCTTCGCCACGATGGTGATTGTGAGCGATGCCATGCCGGGATCAAACCCCTGCACCGGCGGCAGCACCGGTGCGCTCGCGGTCTACGTCAATGGCGCATGGAACTGCAATCAGGGCGCCGGCGTAGGTTCGGGCACAGTCACCGGCTTCCTCGCGCCAAGCGGATCCTGGCCTTCGTGGCTCGTGCCGACGGTCACCAATGCGAGCACTGTTCCGGATCTCACGGTTGCGGCCGATCCTATCCCGAATGCGGCTCTCGCGAATTCTTCCCTGACGGTGACCGCTGGGGCAGGCCTCGCGGGCGGCGGCTCGGTATCGCTCGGTGGGAGCACCAGTCTGAACATCGCGAACGGCGGGGTGACCAACGCCATGCTGGTGAACCCGAGCATGACGGTGGATGGGACAACCTGCACCCTCGGAGGCACCTGCACGCCCAGCGCCGGCGGCGGCGGCAATCCGACGCTCGACAACTGCACCCCGGATGAAACCGGAAACAGTTTCCCGACGGTCACCTCGCTCACCAATTATTTTCTCGCCTCGTGGCAGTTCGTTTTCAGCACAACGACTTACTTCAACTGCACCGTCTACGTCCCGACAGCGCAGGCCGGAGCGACTGTCGTCGTCGACGTGTGGAGCTCCGATTCGACCGCCGGCCACACCGCGTTAATCACCTATGCGGACGGTGTGATCAATTCCGGGACGATGAACATCGGCTCGCTGACCTCGGCGGCGAACCAGACTTTCACGACCACATCGACCGCGAACAACCGGGTGACGAAGACCTTCAACGTGCAATCCACGCTTTCCAATGGTTCGATCCTCGTGATCCAGATCGGCACCGCGCCCACGGGAACCGCGCCCACGGCCAATATCAACGTGTATCCGCATTTTGTGTTATGAAGCGCCTCACTCTCATTCTTGCTTTAGTCCTCGCTATGCCGCTCTGGGCGGGGCGTTCGTTCAACGGGACCAGCGACTACATCTCGGCGAACGGAATCTCGACGCCCCTTGATATTTCAACCGGCAACGAAACTGTTTCCTTCTGGTGGTATCCGACTTCGACGGCTACCCAATGCGCCGTGTGTCACTACCTGTTCAGCACATCGGGAAGCCAGTTCGCGGTGGGAATCGCCTACGGCACCGGCAGCGCCGGAGAACTAACCTGGGCGGTTGGTTGCTGCGGCTCGGTCACCGGAACCTCTTATGGGAATTGCCCGACGGCCGTCACGCTGAATCACTGGTATCAGATCATCATGTATTCCGTCTCCGGCAGCTCTACCGGGCTGATCGTGAACGGCGGAACTTTCTGCAGTCAGACGACGAGCTGGGACAGCGCAAATATTTCGGCCGGCGGCACGAACTTCACCATCGGCGCGCAGGGCAACGGTTTATATCCGGCCCACGGCATCATCGCCGAAGTGGCAGTCTGGCCATCGAATCTCTCCGCAGGTTTCAAACAAGCGCTGGCCACGGTTTGCCCGATGGGGCCGACCGCGCGGCGCATGGGGCTGCCGAAACCTGTTGGCTACTTCCCTCTTTGGGGCGCAAGCGGATCCTCGAAAGAGCCTGATCTCAGTGGAAATGTTTTGAACGGCACGTTGAACGGGACCACCCCGGCCAATCACGCGCCCTGCACCCCCTGAAGACGCACACCACAGAAACCCCTTAAACACTGGAGTTCCCGCATGAATCATGGGCGCAAATTCGCGTTCTGTTTTCTCCTGTTGTCGATCTTGATGCTCCCTCGCTTTGCGGCCGCCCAGGCGAAACAGCCCGCCATTCTGCAGGTCCAGAACAACGGTGTCACCGCGGGCACGGGTGTCAACTACTTCAAACTCAACTTCACGACGGGCTGCACCGCGACCTACACCTCCGGTGGTTTCAACATCGCCTGCACCGGCGGCGCCGGAAATCCGGGCGGCAGCGCCAACCAGATTCAGTACAACAATGCCGGCACATCCTTCGGCGCTTTCACGATGACCGGCGACTGCTCGATCGTTGTCTCAACCGGTATCATCACCTGCACCAAGAGCAACGGGACCGCCTTCGGCACGGCCGCTTTTATCAGCAGCACCGCGGGCGGAGATCTCAATGGCACACTTCCCTCCCCGACGGTCAAAGGCATCAACGGAACGGCTCTCTCCGGCCTCGCCACAGGGCTTCTGAAGAACACAACCATCACTGGCGTTCCAAGCATCGCCGCCTACACCGACATCACCGCCCTCTGGTCCACTTGCACGGGTACGCAGTATCTGGGCTTCGACGGAAATTGCCACACCGCAAGCGGTTCCCCTGGCTCCCCTTCCCTTTCGATGCAGGGCAACGTCAGCGGGGCGTTCGCAGCCATCCCGGGCACCGCCTTCAGTGCCTCAAACGGAATCACCGAGTTTCAGATTTGCGGCCCCAGTCCTTACATCGACGTGACCTGTCCGCTCTATGGCGCCGACCCCACAGGGGTTGCGGATTCCTCGACGGCGATCCAGAACGCATTCAACGAATGCTCCGGCGCGACCTATCCGGTCTACTTCCCGCCCGGGACCTACAAACAGGCAGCCCAGATTGCCAACAACAATTCCTGCACGGTTTTTGCCCAGCCCGGCACCGTCACCATCAACAAAGCCTACAACGCTTCCGGAGGGACCTTCCCGCAGAATATCGGGGCGTGGCAGATCAACGCTTCAAACGTCGCCATCCTCGGCATCACTTACAACGGCGGCTATACCTCCGGCTTCACCGGCCCCTGCATCACCGACGTGCAGAACAATACGAACGTCCGCATCCAGAACAACACGATCTCGAACTGCGACCTGAACCCCCTCGTCCTGAGCGCGACATCGAGTGGCGGCACCGGTCCCTCGACCGTGC